ACGATTTTCATGTATAACTTTAACTTTTCGCTTTTGACAATCGTATAATTTAAATGGAACAAGACCATGATCCAAAGAAACAATTTTACAGTAATTTTCAATGAAGTAAATTGGATCTTGAGAACACAGTAAGTATTCTTGAACCTGTTCTGGTGTGAATTGAACGCTGACATTTGCAGCTTTTAAGTTCACATTAGCATTATAAACTTTACTCATATTTAAAAATTATCTTGCCAGTTCTCTTGTGTGACTGTCGCAGTTGTTGGGTCACCATCAGCCACATAAACTCTACTTGGTGTAGCGAATGTTTCATCCTGTCCAACATTAGCACCAACCTGAGTGATAACACCCTGATTACTCAATGCACCAAATAAGTTAGTTTTCAATGTGAAATTTAATGTATGAGTCACGAATCTTCTCGTTTGGAAGTCACCATCATAATCATCTTGTACCGCAATGCTATTTAAAATCACTGGAACATCAACAACCAAATTCATACTATCAACAGTCTTAATAGAAAGTGTATATTCTGGTGTGAAAGTTGGTAGAATTTGTTCAATGATTTGTAAACCATCTTCTTGTGTTTTGGTCAACACATAAAGGGAAATGTCAATATTATATGGAACTGGTGTATACAGAGTATTCATTGATGTTGTTCCAACACCACATGTTATTTTCTGCATACGATTGGTTTTTCTTGTAGAATCGTAAGAGTAACCAGTTATCTCAAAGGACATTCTTGGTAAAGTAGTATATGTATTGTTTTCTAGATTTGGATCTGAATCAATACGAACCAACCACTTTTCTTTAGGGGCATATGCTAAAGGAACCTGAACTCTTTGAACAGTTGTTCCATTAACAGAGTCTCCCTGCTTACGATCAATATAGATACTACTAAACAAACTACCAAACCCAACGATAGTTTTTCTAATAATACCATGATAGAATACTTGATTGTTTAACATTATAAAACATCTCCAAACGGATTATTCTCATTAAACAATATATCCGCAGCTTCTTCTTTGAACTTATTATTATCTCCGAATGAATCTGGAGCATCAACATTGGCTGCTATCGTGACTACTACTGTAGCACCAGAACCACCACCCCCAGTAACAGCAACTGTAGGTGTAGAATTGAAACCAATTCCAGGATTGATAATATTAACAGAAACTAACTTACCACCAGATATAACTGGTTCTAGAACAGCACCTCTGCCAGTACCATTACTAATCACAAGTGTTGGTGCTGATGTATAATTATTGCCCTGATTAGTCACAGTGGCAGTAACGATTCTTGCGTTTTCTGTTCTTGTTGTATTGGTATTGAATGTTTTTAGTGTTTCGAAATTATCAATTGCAGCAATGCCAGTATCGATAGCTTCTGATGCGTATTGGAACAATTCAACCTGTAATTTGTATACATATAATTTACCAAGTTGATAAAATGGATCTTGGTGTGTTACAAATTTTATTTCAAACAATCCCTTAGTTAACGGGAAATAAATTAAATCGCCTTCGTTTGGTCTGTTAGGTAATGTCGTTACACCATAACGACCAACGAATTGATCCCATCTACGGCGAGCTACTACCAATGTAGCAGACTGTTCCATCATTAAACCAAACTTCTGAATGAACGCACCCTGACCAGAGAAACTATCTACGTTCTCAAAATACATTTCTATAGGAAATGCAGTTTTAAACTGCGATAGTCTATCTTCTCCAAGAATCTCATCTTTAGAAACAAGAGTTCTTGGTATGTACATAACTTCGTTGCCGTACATACGTAACGATTCAATGATTAAATCCTCAACGAGGTACTGTTCGTTTTTAGTACCATGAGAAAAGTATACGTTTGTTGTAGACATTATTATCCTAAGAAGAAATCTAGTGGAGCAGATTTGTTCATTAACTCATCTTCCAATTCTTTAATTTCTCCAGTCGCTTCGTCATATAGAGCATTACCATCTAATGTGACACCACCTGGAAGTTGGATTCCAGAAAACTTTTTAATGTTAACTGCCCATTGCTTTTTAAATAGCGCAGTTGTATAATGTTTCAACCACTGTTCGTTCCAAACTTTTGTATATTCAGCAGGATCTAAAACACGGTAACATTCTACGATAACAAAATCGCCAACAGCAACTTCACTATCCCAGTTAATTTCTAAATTTAACTTATTCTGCAATCTATTAAATCTAAACATTTGTGGTCCATTAAGTTCCATATCGAGTAAAGCAATATGACTCATAATAGACTTGTAGTAAATTATAGAAGTAGAAGTTAAATCATAAAGATCATGTAACCTTAACTGATATTGAATATTGAACAGATCTTTAGAAGATGATTGTAATGATAATGGTATAACTCTCGTCACACCATAAACTAAATCTGGTATTGGAATGAACTTGTTAGTTTTATCTGTACTGGTAATTTGATGTTTCAAATAAACCTTCTCAACACCATCCCAATGATATTGTCTCCAATACTCAAGAGCTTCATCAAGGCGATCTTCCAACTGGTCATCATCTACGTTAATTTCTAAAACAGGCGCACCTAACGCTCTAAGCGCATACTGCTTTAAGGATTCTCTTGAATTAACAGCCATTTTATTTTCCTAATTGTGCTTTAAGAACATCAACTTCAGATTTAAGTTCTTGAACTGCTTTAATTAAAACAGAAACCATCTGAGCGTAGTTAACTGTCTTCATACCATCTTCTTGTTCAGAAACAAATTCTGGAATAATCTGCTCAACTTCTTGAGCGATAAGACCGATTTCTGATTTATTATTCTTTATATATTTAACAGAACGTAACGCTAATACAGTATCTAAACCATATAAAGATTCTTCAATGTTCGATTTTAATCTAGCGTCAGAAGAAACTTGATATGCACTAGCATATAAAGTTCCACCAACACTCATGTTGCCAGATGATGGATTAAATGTTAATTTGCTGCTAGAAGTATTGAATGTTGTAGTTGTTCCGCTAGTTCCACTAGTGAAGTTAATGTATCTAGTAGCATTCGTAGTTGTATCATCTGCAATTGATGGTGCAGCCTGTGCCCATTGGAATCCACTTCCAGTTGAAGATAGGAAATAACCAGAAGTTCCAGTTCCAACAGCACCATACACATCACCAGATGTTAGAGTGACAGCATTAGCACGACCATTGAAAGTCGTAACCATCGCATTACCAAGATATGCCCAAGAAACATCAGATCCATTTGTCGTTAGAACATAACCAGCCTGTCCAGCTGATTGAGATGGTAATAAATTAGTTCTTGCTCCCTGAGCAGTCGTTGCACCAGTACCACCATTGGCGATGGCAATTGTAGTACCATTCCAAACACCAGTAGTAATAGTACCTAAAGTTTGTAGAGAAGAATTTACAACACCAGAACCCAATGTTGATGCTGATAACACACTAGTACCAGCAATCTTAAATACTTTACCAGAGCCAAGATCAAAGTTTTCTGAAGAAGTCCATGAAGAAGTTGCAGAAACCCAATTTAATGTCTTATCAGTAGAACCCTTTAGCGTAATACCACCACCATCAGCTGTTGTATCTGTTGGAGTTGCGACAGAACCAAGTTCGATGTTTTTATCATCTACTGAAATAGTAGTTGAATTTACAGTAGTAGTTGTTCCATTGACAGTTAAGTCACCAGTAACAACCATATTATTATTAACAGTAGTTGTTCCAGTAGAAGAACCGATAGAAACTGTTGTAGCTGCACCACCAATATTCAGTGTAGTGGCCACAGTATTGAATAAGTTTTGAGTAGTCTCAGTACCAACTAAAGTGCTAGAACGTAAAGTGGTAGTTCCACCTGCAGCACCGATATTCAATGTAGAAGCAGCACCGAACGCATTAACTGTGTTTGCTACAGTATTCCATAGGTTAACTGTAGTGTTAGATGGTGTAATTGTATTGCTACGTAGATTCAATGTTCCACCAGCAGCACCTACGTTAATTGTAGAAGCATCTCCAAGTAAATTGGCTGTAGTAGCAGTAGTATTGAATAGAGTTACGCTAGTTTGATTTGTTAAGATGTCTCCACCATTGACAGAGATATCTCCGAAAATAGAGAATGTTCCATCACAGACAATATTCTTTGCGACACCAATACCGCCAGCGAAAACAACTGCACCATTAGATGAAAGAGTTGCGTCTGTAGTATTACTGAAGACAGTAAGACCAGCGAATGAACTTGTTCCGCCTACAGTTAAATTGTTATTAACTGCAAGAGTTGTATTTCTAATTGTAGTGGTGCCACTAGTTCCACCAAGAACTAAACTTGTCGCAGCACCGAATGCGTTTACTGTTGTTGCTGTAGAATTAAATACGTTTTGAGTAGTTTCAGTACCAACTAGAGTACTAGAACGTAAAGTAGTAGTTCCACCTGCAGCACCGATATTCAATGTAGTTGCTGCGCCACCTAAATTCAAATTTGTCGCTGTATCATTAACTAAATTGAATGATGTTTGAGTAGTTGTTAGGTCACCACCATCTACAGCTAAGTCCGCAATTTGTAAATCAGCCAATGTTCCACTGTAGATTTCTCCAGTATTAGAAGCCTGCTTCAATAACCAGAATTTACCTTGACTATTATCCCAACCCATGAAACCAAGACGAGCAGCTGTATCGAAATAACGGAACTCGATACCACGATCTTTAGAGTCGTTTGAAGATGGAGCAGTGTCTCCACCTAAAGTGAAGATTGGGTCATCGATAGTAACTACTGTGGAATTTGTTGTAGTAGTTGTTCCATTGATCGTTAAGTTACCATCAATTAAAACATTGTCGTTCTTAATACGGAAAGTTCCGTTAGAACCAGAAGCACCAGCAACGATATTTGTTGCGACGTCACCGAAATTGATTGTTAGTGCGTTAGTAGAAACTAGGTTGAATGTTGAAGTGGAACCAACAAGAGAACCACCATCAATAACAATACCATTAACAGTTAAGTTGCCATTAAGAACTGCGCTTTGAGCAACAAAGTCACCATTAGCATCACGTGCCATAATAGTGCTTGGAACATTATTCGGTGTGGAATTTAAAGATAGAAGTGGGTTACCAGAGATACCATCTCCGTTTGTAACTGTAATACCTTGTCCAGATACTGTGATTTCTCTAGAAGTAAATGTTCCTTTAGATTGTCTTGTCACCAAACCAGCTACTGTGTTCTGCGCAAGACCACGTGTTTCTACACCAAGCCACTTTTCGAATGTGATTGCATGCAACTCTAAAGTGGTTGGTTGTGATGTTAATTTCCAAACAGTTTCATTGTGCGTATCACCATTAGATACATAAACTAACATACCCTTTTGTATGTTATACACTTTATCAAAGTCGAAAGCTCTTACCCATGTTCCTGGAAGGTCAACTACAGTATAGATACCATTTTTAGAAGTGTCTGATTGCCCAACGACAAGAACACGATCACCGACAGATAAAGAAATTCCATCAATGGTTTGAACACCAGCCAAAGTTATGTTTGATGTTGAAACTACTCGTACAGGTGTTCCTTTATATAAGGTATTACCCATGGCGATTTCCATACCACCAGCAGTAGATCCATCGTGAACACGTAAAGTCTTAGCGGTTGTATCGTAAGTAGGTTCAGCTGCAGCACCAGTAAAACTCTTATGCTGGTCGTAAGTACCTCTTCTTAATTGTATTTGTGTT